GCGTCGTTGAGCCTGATGAATCTCGGTTTCCGACACTCTGTGGAGTAGAAGTAATTCTACCCCTTGTGTTGGAAAGTAATCATTTTCATATCTCACTTGAAAATCGATTACTGTATCCAAGTCCGGAATGGTGATGCTGGATCGAACCCAGTTGGTACAGATTAAAATCTTCTCTGGTACCTTTACCTCCCCTTGTCTTTTGGAGGCATCAACTAATACGGACCCCGGGATTCGTTTGGAAAGCATATGTCCAAATGGTTCACCCTGGACAATAATTAACCCCTTTCGAGCCTTTTCACAAATGCTCAAAATCTCAGCCTGAGTGCAGGTATGTTCTACTAGCGAGAACTGAGATGGGGAAGTTATTTCCAGAAGCTCTGCATGAGCATGTTTTACTCGATCCGGCGTCGCCGAAGTGAGTAAGACAGCATTTTTCCAACATCTTGATTCCAAGATGTTGGCTTGCATTGCTTCCTGAGGTGTTTCGACCTCGTCTAGTACAATAAGCATATGAGGATGCTTTTTGGCTAGACGGGAGACGAAACACGCAGTGGTGAGATATGTGAACATACCGAGTCCATCCTGCTTCTTCTCTTTAAGTCCCGAATAATATAAATTGGTAGGAATACCAAAATATTCACACGTGGACTTGAAGAAAAGAAGCTGTCCGATGGACCCGAATTGAATAATCGACCGAAAACAACCGGCTGCTACAACTGTCTTACCCGAACCAGTATCGCTTTTGAGGAGAACTCGACGATACTGATTCAGGTAGGAAGTAATTGTAGCAACGCTTGTTTGGAGTCGAACAGGAAACTTCGCTCCTGTCTCGATGAGTTGGATAGGAGAGGTAGTCGGAGTGAAAACTCCTTCTACCTCTTCAATATTCAACTCATCGGGACAGGTTGCGTTGGAATCGGTGAGGTTGGAAAGAACTCGAGTCGGTCGATCGGTGACGCCGATCAACTCCCTCGGGCCGAACGTGAGTTCGACCGCTTTCCAGCACCAACCGAGGTAGGGTTTGGCAGGTTCGTAAATTCCTTTACAAAACCACCAAGGCATGTTGTCTGTCGCATTTGACGAATCGGAAGAGTAAACCTCGACCCCGTTTCGAAAAATGGCTGGCATCAACGTGTCATCCCTACCAAAAAAGATCTCTTTGTATTCCGGTTGTTCTCTCATATATGCACAAAGCAAGGCGGAAGCCTTGGCCATGGCATATTGGAGGACACCGTCATACAAACCGAATGTGCGGGATTTCGACTCTCTTTCCGGATGGATCGAGAGGAACAAGACCGGCAATTTCGATGAGACCTCATCCAAAAACCACTCACAAGCGTGTTCGACCTCTTCAATGGGATAAGAGTCCTCTAACTTTTCCAAGTCAGAGACCTTCTTAATCTCAGGAACCTGGCCGAACACGTTTGTGAGTGATGATTTCTGACCGTTCTTCAAGCGATAGAGCCCTACCGCGAGATGGACGTCAGAATTACTACCACCTTCTTGACGAGAATGTAAAACACTGGCTGAACTTCCTTGGTAACGAACATGACTGAGTACTCTCTTAACTCGGTCTGGATCGTCTTCCAACCAGTGTTGAAATTTTCTGTTCTGAACCGCCATTCGACGAAGGATCTCTTCGTCTGGTGGAATCGGTTCTGAACAAAATCGTGCCATCGCAGCTTGGGTGTTCCGAAGGAGATTTGCATCTTCTTTGGCGAACATCCGACGCATGCGATAGATAGCGATTTGTCGATGATGTGGTAAATCTTTAATCCATTTTTCCAGTGGATTGTGCGGAAGGCGACCGATGACTTCAGTCGCTTCAATTAGTCGTGAGACAAATTCATTCCGAATCTTTCCACTGGATAAAATGGATTCAACGATCACGTCACGAAGAGAGGTCCATACGGACGCGTCTGCTCGTGATAAGATCGTTAAAAATGCATGTATTTGAAAGAGAGAGTGGTAGAAAATTGTGTTCCGTTGAACATAATTAATATCACAAGTTGAGAAGACACCAGGATTTAGTATCTCCTCTTCCCAATTCCTCTTTCGAGTACGTGCATTTTTTGAGGCCCCCAAAGCAGATCTCACCATCGCTGTTATGGGCACCTCTAACACCAAGTTATTGAGGGAAGTTCGATACTCTCCAATCGAACGGATCTCTCCATGCTCGCCGAAACGAGCAAATGAACTTGGTGCTAGAAGTTTGAGGCGGCACATTGCCTCTTGACTGTGAAAGACGTGGACCCCATCCTTAGCAAAAACGTGTAGTTCTTGCATATGAATGGGTTTCGGTCTCTCACTTTTTGGACTCAGATCGAGCGTTTTACGTTCTGCGTCCACACGGCTAAAAAAGCCCGCCCCGTCTGAAGTTGTGACCTTGTCACGATTAGCAGAGGGTGGACCTTTCGCCGTGTTATAAAGTGTGTGTGGTGCTTTAAGTAACCGTCCGGATTGTAAGAGCCTTACAATCCGGGCGAGCGACTTATTGTTGGGATCGTTTTCATCCCAGGGTGGGAACGAGGGGTGATCGGGAATACTCGACCGATCACTGACGACAGGCTGAATAGCCTGGAGCGCGGCTTTACATTCTGATCCCTTACGGGAGTCCGAAGAATGTGAAGACGAAAGTTGTGGGAAAAGCATTTTCTGGAAGTAGAGAGTCGCAAATAAACCGCAACAGGTTGATCTTTCTCAGGTCAACCTTTGGATTCAGACGAGACAGTCGGA